GCCCGGTGAAACCGAAACGTTTCTTCAATACCTGGCTCTGGAAGCGGTAGAAAATGTTCTCAATCGTCTTAGATTCGCCATTATACGGAGCTGTCGGGCGGTGGATACGGCTGATCTTCGAGAAAAGACCCAGCGCCGCGTTCTTCTTATGACCGCCCTGGTTGTCGCACACGATCTCGTAGGGTTTGTGCCGGCTCGTTTGGATAGCCATGCGGAAAGCATGGTACTGGGCGATATAGTCCTCATTATCGCTGATGTAATAGCCAAGAAGCACTTCGCTGTAAGCGTCCACCACCTCGTACACGCTTGTAGTGCACTTGTTCCCGTTCTCATCACGATAGTAGAGGTTCAGCTTCGTGCCGTCGCCATACCAGAGGCTGTCACGGCGGCCCGGAAGGATGGTGCGGTGTTTGCGGTCATAACGCTGGTGCGCCTTCATTTCCCCATAAACGGCATCGTACCACAGAGGTTCGACACGCGGGCTGCTGAACCATTCGCGGAGGCTGCGGGGACTCTTCAGGGGCTTCCAGCCACGTTCCGGAGCGACACGGTTGTACTCCTCGAAGATCTCCATATCAGTATAAACCGGAACACGGCTGCGTTTCAATGCAACAAGGTAACGCCCGCCGTCCTCCTCGATCTTCAGCGTGTTGCTGTTGCCGTACTTGCCGCTCACAAGCACACCGTAGTTGTCGGGACGGAACTTGCTTATCAGGGCTTTCAACCGGCCCACACTGCCCGGGAGGCTGTGCCCGTACACCGGACGCCACTCCTCACTCGTGACAAGCAGAAGCTCCCAAAGGTTACGGCGGAAACCGGTCAGCTTGTTATTGGATGAACTCAAGCGTTTGAACTCTTCCATCAGCGCGTTCAGCACCGAAGCGTTCCAGGTGTATTCCTTCTTCACATCCTCGGGAAGGGCGACCAGCTCACCGTTCTTGTCGTAACGGTACTCCTCAAAAAAGCGCTCGGCCTTCTCGTCTTTCTTCACTATGTTACGGATCATTTCTTCTCGCATCTGTTTCTCGGGCTCGCCATGGCGCTCAACCCAACGTTTCTTGTATTTCTCGGGAAGGGAAGAATAGGAATACAGGGCTACATTGCCCTCGCCACCGCCACGGTTGATACTTTCGATGTTACCGCGACGGACATTTTGGTATAAAGTTATATACTTCATCACCGGATTATCTCCTGAAGTAAGCTCTTCACAGGTTACACACAGTATATTATTATAGTATTCCATTTTCCGTTCTGTTATCAGTCCTCCAAATCATTCAAAGGGACATGCCTCTTCAACAGCCGTACTGAAGCCCCAAAGTTCAGTACAACAAAAAGCGCCCAAAGCAAATTGTCTTCACTCACAGAAAATATCAGACAGAAATTCAGACAGAAGTAAAGTACACAAAGGCGCTGCTTCCAGTTCAAGTGTATAAACCAGCGCAGCTGGTCACCGAACAATGCCATCAACTCACTTTTCATCGCTTTCCTTCTTTTCAGGGTTACCACCTACCTTGGTTCCACCGCGCTCGATGGCGAGCTTGCGGATGGAACGGGCCAACTTGCTGTTCTTGCGGAATGCAAGGGAGTGGGAGACCATTTCCCGGGAACAACCCAGCAAACCGGCTATTTTACCCACCTCACTGTATTCTACCACTATTCGTTCTTTCATAATTCGCTGATAAGTTAAATTATTGTAGCGGGCAGTCGCGGACTCGAACCACGGACCATGGCCTCTCCCTTGCGGGAGTTTGGCGTGTTCTACCAACTGAACTAACTGCCCCGGAAATCTATCGGAGTTCTTGTATGGCATCCTCCGGAACACATATCACAGTCCAAACCTGGCCATCTTTCATATAATCGACATTATATTCACGACCGAAAGTACAAATGTTATAGTCCCAGTCGCGGATTACACCATCAATGACTTCACCGTTCCTCTTGGTGATTCTCACACTTTGTCCCTTTTTAAATTTTGCTTCCATTATATCTTCGTTTTAAGTATATCAATATCAATTACATCCAACACGTTAGATGTTCTTAGGCTATTCACGATAAGGGTGGCTAATACTATACTGTTTTCTGCCATCCACCTCTTTGCTTGCCTGACAGCCACTTCCTTGCTGTACCCATCCGGAATAAAAGCCCCCAGATCATTATAACTCCGATCTGTCAATTCAAAATAATACCGTTTCATAACCTTCTATTTTTCTTCTTTTTATATTTCTCATTGTCACCTCAAGCCTTTTTTGTAGCTTTGGGGCGGTGTTCACACTTTGAACACGCTGCAAATATAAGGATAAAATTTTAACCTAAAAACAAATATGGGAGATATTTTGACCATAAAAGATAAAATTCTTGCCTTTTTAAAAGAGAAGGATATAAAAAAAGTAGATTTCTTTGAGGCTACTGGAATACAATCCAGCAACTTCAAGGGAAAAAATATGGCATCACAGCCTGGCGGAGATATGATAGTTAAAGTTTTAACCCTATATCCGGATTTATCTGCTGAATGGCTAATGAGAGGGGAGGGGAATATGCTTAAATCCAATAATACAGATGTCTCCCAAAATTCATATACTATACACCAAGAAATAAGCCAAGACAATAAGCAAGAAATCGAAAAATACAATGCCCCCCCTGAAATTGTGGATAAACTTCTCTCTACAATAAAAGAACAGGCAGAGGAAATAGGGATGCTCAAACAGACAATTACACAACTTAAACAGGACAAGTCGGGGCGTGTTTCAGATGCGGGGAGTTCAACACTTGCAGGTGCCGGATAAAACGAGTTTTATGGGGTGAAGGGGGTAAAAAGTAACAAAACACTGATTTTTAGAGATATGAATTAAAATATAGGGGAGTAAATAAATATTATCAATGTATTATTTGCCCCCTCAAATAGTTTAAAAACAAGCAAAAACAAGTCCTATCTATATTGTATAGATAGACAAATCGCTAAAAAAATAATCCGAAAATGTAAACCCAAGTGTAAACCCTATTAAAACGTTTCGTTTTTGTAATGGAGAAAATGTAAACCCAAGTTGTAAACCCAAGTGTAAACCCTTTCAATTTTTCCGACTGTTCAAACCGTTCAAAGTAAGTAGCAGCCTCCCATTGATGTACTATTACCGACACGAATACAAAAAAAAGCCGCAAAAAGCGGCTTTATAGACGTTCTAAGGCTGTTTCAGCCCTTTCTGGTGCATGTTATCAAGCGAGACTGAATAATCATTGCACGTTTCGTGTATTTGGCAATGTCATCAACCAGTCCAGCATGTAAAAGACTATTCTTGGTGATCCCGACCTGTTTCTCCGTTAGAGTTTCAAAAATGGCCGATATACTACCAAAATAGATGTTCTTTTTCTCAAAAATCAAATGTACATGGATAACTTTACTCATAATATACGGTATTTATTTCATTGCAAATATACCAAATATCATCTATATGGAATAATTTAGATAAAATAAAAAGGAAAAGCGCACCATGCACTCCCCCACTCCACTTGTATAAACCGATCCGTTTGACTATCTTTGTATATGAGGAAAAAGTAAACCATGGAGAGCAATCGACGACAACACTCCGAAATCTCCCCTATCCCACCTTCAATGTAAAGCATTTCATTTGAACGGCGTTCAAACGAGGCTCAAATGTAAGCCCAATGTAAAGCGATGTAAACGCTTCGTTTTTGCAGCCCATTCTCCCCTACTCCACCCTAACACTTTGAAAACCAAAGCAATCATTCATTTTCAGACCGACCACATATTGACACGCTTCGTTTTTCCCCCCTTATTAGAATCGGCTAAAAATTAATGAAATACATAAGGTGGCGAGAGAGGGGTTCACCTCATCCTCCACCACCCTATATAATAATATACTAAAATAATCAGAATGTATTAGAAATACATTCTCTATTTCGCATATTTTTTAGAGACCAGAAGATACGGATTTTTCACGGTCATATCCTTCACGTGGTCGGGCATCCCCCAGTAACTCAGGAGGATGCCTATCTGTACGGGGGTGAGGTGGGCAGTCCTGGCGGTATAGCCCTGGTCCGTCAGGTCCTTCAGCAGGCAAGCGTGTTCCGCAATGGAACGGCGCAGGGCCTTTACAGCCGAGCAGGCATACGCGTAGTTTGGGTAATAGGCCACTGCCACATCTGCAATGCGATGGCATCCCTCGAGCAGCCATTCAAAACTTTGTTCTTTTATCATTTTGCATATATTTATTAATAAAACATGTTGCAAAGTTAGAATGGGAGGGAAAACTGGGAAAGTTCGAGTGGCAATAAGAAAACTTGCTCAAGAAAAATGAATGTGTCAAAACGGTTGATGACACACCCTCACTGTCTTATTGATAAAAGCAACACTTTCATACTATAATAGTAAAGCACACATTTTGTGTATTTCATGCAACTTATCGGTCAGCGATTTTTCTTTAAGAGAGACAGCCATATTATATCTCGCCTGCCTATTAACGAGAAGTTCCGCACTAATCCCTAAGGCTGCTTCTACCATAAGAGCGAAGTCACTGGTTACATCTCCCTCTCCCTCTTGAAGTACCCCAGCACCGTGGCCGGTGTAAGACAGCAGCGTTCCACGCTTTTCAGGCGGCTCTGAAAAGTATATCGGGAGCATAGCACAAGGCAGAACCAAGTATAGTTCAAGCTACGGTGCAAGCGGTGCTGAAGGTGGTCGAAAAAACGGGAAACACGGGCAAAGAAGCTAGCGATACGCTCGCGGGGGACAAAACGGGAAGGCTGTGCGGCAGCATTGCGGGAGCGCTTGGCGGTACGTTCCATCTGTGCAAGGGTATACTCCAGTTGCTCGATGTCATTGCGGGTGTTCTCCATGGTTTGTTCCAATTTCTCGCGTCGTACCTGCTGCTTGGCATATCGTTCTTTTCTGTCAGCGATTCGATTTTTGAGGTCTTCTGCGGTGAGGTTTATTCCTTTGTTCTGGATTGATTTCATTATAAATGTATGTTTTATAGTTGTTTGTCTGTATATAAGTTCACGAAAACACATCATCCGTCTGCACCGAATGCATAATGCATAAAAGGCAAACGGATGATATATCAGGAGCAAATGTACGATGAATATTGCAGATAAAGTTCTTAATGACCATTAAGTCTTGTTATAAAACATGATATTATCTACTGCAAATTTGGAGATTATAAGAAAACACGTACCTTTGCAATGTGTTTTTCATAGTATTAGATTTAAGGTTAACAAAAGATTGGCTGTCTGGGATAGATAGCCTTTTTTTTATGCCCGCACCATTCGATTCATCCAATTAGTATCAATTCACTTTATACAACTTTTTAACCCACCAAAAGTGTTTTTAAACCCCAAAAGTTGTAGATTATAAATACTATGTTTATATTTGCAACATGAAAAAAGCGCTCGAGAAAATGTAGTATCTACAACTCGTCTGTGAAGTGGGTGGCGGTTGTGATATAGACAGCGTTCATAAGACAAACAAGCAAGCAATCTACAACAATAAAAATATGAAAGTTAGACTTATGACGAAAGTTAGTGCTGCAACCCTCATTTCAGCAATTGCCTGCAGCATATTCACGGGATGTACCGAAAAAGACCTATACAATCCCGAACGTGGAAAAACAGAACTAAAGCCGGAGAGCGAATACTTTGACTTTGCAACAACAGCCCAGGTAGCTTTTGACGTGAATTATGGAAAAATCGCAGGAGGCGCATTAATAGAGGTGTTTACAGAAGACCCCATCACCTATCAGACAAACAACCTCTACTCCATCAACGGCGAAGCGGTTTTTAAAATCTTTGCAGATGCAGACGGACGCTTCACCGGCAACGTAGAACTGCCCAAAGCGACAGAAAAGGTATATATCATCTCACAAAGTTGGGGAGCCCCCATGTGTGTGGAAGCGGATGTGGAAAACGGCAAAGTGGTGGTAGATATGACCGAGGACAATGCCAACACTCGCTCAGCTGCCATGACACGTGCAAAATCCAACCTGACTATCGACCTAAAGGATAGGAAGGAACGGGTATACTCCATCGTTGGATGGGGACAATCTCACGGTGAGATTATTGTTAATAAATTTAATTCCTCAAAAATACTACATGTAATAGTCTGAAAATCAAATTATTGAAAATTTTATGATTTTAATTGAGGAACAAATAAGAAACAAAATTGCTAATTAAAGTCATTTCCCGATTTTTTGTTTTCACTCTGTTTCTTTCCTTGCACTTGCTTATAATCGGGACTTCTTGAACAGCTTCCTTCCAGAATTTTTTTCCTCGTTCGACAGTTACATTTGAGCTTCCAAGAGCCATTGCAGCCAAAAGAAAAACAAGTCTTCTTTAGTTCATACAAAGGTAAGGAAAAACTTATAGGCAGGCAAATTTGTCTGCCTAAATATAGTTTACTTTGATTTAGCATATATATAGGCTAACGGACTAAACTAAACCTTCTCCCAGACTTCATTAAAATACTCCGTTCCCTATTGTACAGCACAAAGAGAAAACATTCTACGGTATATTTTTCTTTTCGCTGCACCCCCTTTTTATAAGCCATCAACCTTTTATACGAGTTCTTCCCTTCCCTGTGTTCGCACATCCGCTTTCGGGCTGCCTGATATGAATTGTGTCGCAAAGGTACTTGTCATGTCTTTCTTGTATGCAAGGTCAAAGCCTGACGGTTCACGACAAAATCTCCACCCTCCGCTTCGCGCGGGTAGTATTTAATCGTGAAACCTTGCATAAAGAGCCATGACACCTTTCGAGGCGACATAATTAAATCAAACCCGAAAGTAGCAGATGCTACAAGAGGGAAAAAAGAAAACTTAAAATTCAGAGTTATGGCAAACTATGCAACAAACATTTTCCACGCAAGTACGGAAAACAAACAGGACCTCGATAAGATAGAGGCATTTCTGGACGATAATTTCAACGGCCTTGTCAACCGGTATGGCGACACGGTAGATGCCGAATTTTCTTCCCGTTGGGAATACCCGGAAAAAGAAATTGATGAACTGGTAGCCTCTTTGGCAGCCAAAGACAAAATCTATATCCGCATACTGACATACGAGTTAGAGGACGAATACGTGAGCTTTCGGATATTCTCGCAAGGCAAATGGAACATCAAACTGTAACCTAAAACACATTCACTATGTACGAATACGAAGAAGACAGCGATATTATCGGCTTATCCTGCACGCTACACGATCCATATAAAGGTTACACGGAAGGCACAATTGTGGGCGACTATGGCAATACCATAGTTGTCTGCCTTGAAAGCGGCAAGGAAATTTCAGAATACCGTGATGAAGTGGTTATCCATGATTAAACGATAGCAAACGTATGATACAGATAGCAACAAAATTCGTCAAATGGGACATTCCCGAACTGGAGATATTACAGGACAGCAAGGTTTACAAATTGCGGGTACACCTGAATAACGGAGGCAAGTTAAACCGGGAAGAAAAAAACTGGATTACCCGTAACGTGCGAGAGAGCATTTATTTCAAACGTGGAATTGCCTTGAGCGGTTATCACTTTGACTTTTCCGACGTTCTCAAACGGTATTTCGTCAAACAGTACGGAAGTATTCACGAGTATTATGCTACTGACAAAACAGCATTACGCTCGATACTATATGGCAGAATCGAGGATATTGTAGAAGTAAACAGTTAAAAAACAAGGATAATGGGAAAATACAAATTTTATCAAGACCGTAAGGTTACAAGTTGGGAACGGGATTATTTCAGTGTGAAAGCAAATAGTTACGAAGAAGCCGAGGCAATCGTCCGCTCATGGAACTGTGAGGACGTGTCGAACATCATTGACAACCGTCTTTGCTATGAAGAGTGGCAAGCATTGACCGATACATCGGAATTCATGCTCCCCGAAGAAAACGACGGCAACCCGACAATAGAGATTTTCAATCAAGACGGAGAATCAATAATGACTAATGTACCCGAAACACCTCAATCAAACCAATAGAACTATGAATGTAACAATCGAACACGTCTTTTGCCGCTATAGCGATGAAGCGGAAGAAATCTATTTCCGAATCATGAACACGATTCTTCTTTCAGTCGATGAAACCGAACTTCGTGCAAGTATGGAACGCTTGAAGAACGAAACCCCGCTCGATGAGTATTTCATATTCGGATACGGAGCACACCATATCTGGATAAACCAACGGCGACCGAGCAATAAAAACAGAATTTTCAAACATCGGATTATGGTAGCCCATTTCTGACGGGAACAGGCAAGAGACCTCCGATGTACTTTTACGGGCTGAACTGGAACTGCCAGTTGCAGCCCGTTTCTTTTCTCACGATAAACATGCTGGCTCAATACCTTTTTTTATCCTCACAATCAAAATTCTTATACAGCCTGGAATATCCATTTATATTTTTCTTTTCGCTGCAACCCTTTTATATAAACTATCGGACCTTTTGCAAGAGACCTTCTCTTCCCTGTATTCGCACATCGCTTTCGGGCTGCCTGATATGAATTGTGTCGCAAAGGTACTTGTCATGTCTTTCTTGTATGCAAGGTCAAGCCTGACGGTTCACGACAAAATCTCCACCCTCCGCTTCGCACGGGTAGTATTTAATCGTAAAACCTTGCATAAAGAGCCATGACACCTTTCGAGGCGACATAATTAAATCAGGCCCGAAAGTAGTTGGTGCTACAAGAGGGAAAAAAAGAAAACTTAAAATTTTATAGATTATGGCAAACGATGTAACAAATTCAAATGGAAGAGTAACGGTAGACGAAGTAATACACAGAGATTCAGTTTTCAGATACCAGTTATTAGGACGCTTACAGTCAGATTGTGAGTATTACCTTAATTACGGTAACAGACACCCCAAATCCTTATGGGCTGGTGACGAAAAATTGCAAATTGAGTTTATGATAAAACTGCATGATAGTTTCAAAGAGGACGAAAAACCGGAGTGGCTTACGATGGATAAAATTTTGGAATACAGCAAGAGAATGATAACACAAGAAGAATAAAATTATCACAAAGAAACAGATTAAAAATGTAATATTATGGCATGGTTGGCAGTAAATAAAGACGGAACAGAATGGATTATGCCCGAAAAGCCCGTTGTGGGCATTGGGAGTATTTGGAAGAAGTGTACAACATACCAATCGAGATAGAACTCCCCAAAGGGACTGTTTACAAACTTCTCGGCAAAGAACTGACATGGGATGACGAGCCGGTAGAATTACAGACCGAAACAGAAAAAAGGTAAATACAGTAACGGGCTGTAGTATCAGTTTCAGCCCGTTTACACCGGCTAAGACAGATATGCCGGTGCGATACCCTCTTTTATTTTCGAACATACGCTCATACCGTTTCCTTCGGAAATACCCCTTTATACCTTCTGGCTACGCCATATCCTTTTATATCGAACGTTCACTCGCACGAACGCTACCTCGCCGCTTTACACACAAGGCAGCGTCCTGCCTTTTTCCCTTTGCCGTTTCTCCATTCCTTCGACCGGGAACAGGCAGGACAGCCCCACACTGATACACCGTACACGCCGATTGTCGGCTCTCCATCCGTTGAAATCCACCGCAAAAGCAGCCCTATGGGTTGGTCGGACGGCATACCCGCTTGTGCCGTTTCCATCTTGCCAGTGAACGGCATGTTTCCTATCCCTGGTATTCTTCCCGGCTTCATGCCGGAATAAGCCGTCCCTTGTGTTGTCAGGCGGACAAGTCCTTTCGAACCAAAATCCGCCACGATCTGTCTTGCCTCGTCTTTTTCGCGACCGTTTTCTATCGAAGTCATCATCATTATTCCGTTGCAAAGTTAGTATGCAGACGGGAACGGCCATGCGGCCTTGACCAATGGCGTACCGCATAAATCTTCCTTTATCGGGCCTTCGGTTTGGGGCTGCGCTCCAAAATAAAGAGTATTTATGCGCTATCCTTGGTGCATCCCCTTGACTGCACCTACTTTTTCCGCACCGTAAAAATGATTTATTAACTTCAAAAAACAATCGCAATGAAAAAGATCGAGAACAGTTTCGTAGTAACCGGATTCGTAGCAAAGGACGCTGAAATCCGCCAGTTCACCAACACCAGTGTAGCACGTTTCCCATTGGCAATCAGCCGTCAGGAGAAGAACGGCGATGAAACCAGCCGCATATCAGCTCTAATGAGCATGGAAGCATGGCGCAAAAAAGAGAATGCCGGTTCGTTCGACCAACTGACCAAAGGTACGCTCCTGACCGTGGAGGGCTATTTCAAACCCGAAGAGTGGTCCGACAAGGACGGCGTAAAGCACAGCCGTATCGTGATGGTCACCACCAAGTTCTATCCGGCCGTCGAAAAGGAGGAAACTCCCGCCGAGCCGGAAAAGAAACCGGGAAAAGGCAAGAAATAACCTCTGCCTTATCCGGACAAAGCGGCTTGGAAGCCGCTTTTGTTTTGCTCGTTACCGTTCCGGAACGTCCCCACTTTTATACTCCTTCATACTCCACACGAAGAGTCCGCCGTCGTCCATTGATTTTCCCGTGCAAAGTTAAGGCGGTCGGGAATCGGCAAGGCGCGGATTCATTTGTGGTTAACAACCATCAACTCGCAAGCTCGTCAATACTTGTTCAACACAAATGAAACCGTCCACGGGACTATCCGCTTCCTCCTTGCCTTATTTCCCTTCTGTCCGCCTTGTGGTCCGCACGTAAAATCAAATTCCGCCGGACGAGGGAAACCCTCCGAAGGCAGGGATAAAAAATGAAAGTCAAACTTAAAATTCAAAGCGTATGAAACAGATAATTTGGTCAAGCTATGACCTGTTGGACGAAAAGGCAAAAGAATACTATCAAAATTCCCAGAGGGAAATATTGGACGATGACAGTTACGAGGTCAGCGACGAAGAATGGGCTGAAGAAGTATATCGCTGGTTGGATGATGAACGGAGCAACCTAAATAAAGAAGTGGACGGCATTATTGTCGTGTTCGGCAACTTGGGATTATGGAAAGGCCGGAGACAAGGCTATCAAATATTGGGCAGCACCATTGCCGATATTTTGAAATCCCAGTGCGACGATGCAGAATGGTACGGCGACGGCTACAACATTCGCGGACGGATGGGCCATCATGACGGTACGAACTACGCCTTATATCGTATCGCCAAAGACCGTGACGAAGCGGAACGTATCGCCGATAAGATTTACAACCGTGAAATCGACGAAGAAGGTTTCCGCCGGAGAACACGTTCCCTCTATCCGTATGTAGCCGCCGTGTACGGCTGGAAAACAAGGCAGCGCAAGCCGGACAAAGCAGCATAAAATGCTGTCCACAAATACCGCAATGCACCCGCCAGAGGTGGTTGCGGTATCCTTTATCGAATGGCCGAACGCAGAACCGTCACCTTTTATAATCAGCCCTATTCCTTTTTTATAATCACTCACGGAGCAATATCCACCCTTTATACCGACCCCGGTCTTTCGCATATCTCCCGTCTTTTCTTCTTTCCATCACCGGTTTGGTTTTACCAGATGCAAAGGTAGGCCGTCGCACTTGATCCGGTGGCTTGAAGTGCATTTCTTGCAAAATTCTTCCTTACAGGGGTAAGAGTAATTTGGCAAGAAAAGCCACCGTATGAAGTTTTCCCGACAGCCATGTACCGCATCCGTAAAACCCAAAAGCGGTTCAGGAAGAAAGAGCGTAAGTATTCGATAAACTCCCTCGTATATTGGGTAACGTATGTTCATAATGTCGTTTATTCATTTTATCGTTCTATGATTTATTGTTACATCAA